TAAATCTGTTGTAAACAAAGCACTAATAGAAACTAACAAGCCTGTAATAGTGGCGGTTAATCCCGTGCGGTTATTAGACGATGAGCGTTCGGTCTCACTCATGGCTAGGTCTCCGCTGGCCTAATCCGAGGTCAACTTCTTTAATTGAACCGTCTCGTTTTCTTTGTATTTTGATTCGGGCTTTTATTACCCCATCACTTTTATAGGTGACGTAAATGTCTTCAATCGAAAAATAACGATGGTATATATATCTTGCGGACAGGCGACCGATTCTAAATGCGACTGGCGCAAGTAGTATCATAAAGAAGTATACCATCGCCAAGGCAATGTCGTGCTGACTCCATGTAGGCATTAATCACCCCCGTCGCTTTGTAGTTCAGGAACTTACTCCTGAACTTTTATTATAGCACGCTCAATAGTTGCGCGTGTGGGTCTGGATGTCGTCGTGGTTTCTATCGTGATATTGTAGTTGTCATCTTTCTGAAATGCTTTTTGATTTTGGCTGACCTTGTCAAGGAATGCTTTATCCTTAACAGTAACCGCGAATTCAGAGCCGTCGTGTTTTCTGATCCGCCAGCCTTTAGACGATTCAAAGTTAATTTGGGCAAAGGATGCTCTGACTATCTCGGTTTCTACAGAAATTTCTTCTAGCGTGCCTTTTGGTAGTCTAGAGAAATCATCAATTGCGTTCTCTTTAATCGAAACTACCGTGTTTTCAGCGCTTCCTTTCACTTTAAATTGGGCGTCTTTTTTTCCTGTCAGTGGCGCTTGAATTACCTTATGTAAGGCATCACGAATTTTATTGTTTGTAATAAGCTTGGCGAGTTGTTTATCTGCCTTGATAGGGCCGTCGGTAGTCATTACTTCTGCTGTGGTACTATCGCCTTCGATTGTGACTGAAGTGATTTTCTTTCCTTTGATTTGCTGTACTAGCTCTAAAAGAGAGCCACCTACAAACGCCGCAGCCGGTGTTGCGAATCCCAATATGCTCAAAACTTTAAGTGCAGTTGCAGGGTCTGCTAGTAGTGCGAATACAACTTCGACCGAGCCTTCTTTTGCAGGTGTTGTGACCTTGAGCGTTACATCTGCTGAGCCATTACTGATGATGCTTGCAGTTTCTTCGATAAGATTGTGCATGCCCAGAATGGCTTCTCCGAGGTCCTTTGCGCTTATCTCGTGATCGGAAAGAGCGCTTTCCTTTGCGTCGTAGGAGATTGTAAACTTCTTTTCAGAGAGTTCTTTTTCTCTTGCTCGTTTAACAACTGTGGCTTCGACCATATCCCTCTCCCCAGCAGCCTTCCAAGTGGCAGGCCAAAATATTATTTTTTAGTATGTTCAATTCATAATTTTGAACTTCATGCTTCTCGGTCTGTCGATAGCCGAATTGTCATGTAGGCCATGGCGTCGGCCGACTGATGCGCTATACAAGGTGAGCATTCCACACCAGTAGCACGCGCGCTTGGATGAACGTCATATCTCGACGAATCATCCTGTCTTTGTGTCGGGAGTTATCGGAGATCATCTCGAAGTGATCTTCATCGGCAACCTGCAGACGCTTGATGTAAATATGGTCGTCCCACGAAAACAGATAAATCCCGTCACCGACGAACTCCCGAATGTGCACGTCGACGATCAGCGGATCGCGATGCTTGATCGTAGGCTCCATCGACTGGCCCCAGCCGGTGACCATTTTTAAGTGGTAGTGCTCTTCAAAATCCACACCGAGCTCGCGCAGATGTTTTGGACTCACCCGGACATCCTGGAACATCTCGGGGTAGTCGTGCGCGATCTGCCCTCCGCCCATCGCTGCGCGAATATCGTAGTGAACGATCCAGACTTCATCGCCGACCAGGCCGGGGCGGGAGAAGTCTCCTGTGATCACGTTGGTCGACTTCGCTTCCAGTGCGGTCTCTTCTATGGCATCGGCAATGCGTTGTCTGGCGTCCGCAGGCAGGCCCTTGCCGTGTTTCGCGAGCATTTGCTTAACCAAGTCAGCCGATGACTTGCCATCAGCCTTAGGTGTGGCCGCATTTTTACGACTTGGTGGCTCGCCCTTGCCCGAGAGCAGCCAGTCCACTGTCGTGTCGTAACCTTCGGCGATAGAGATCAGGTTTTCATTCTTGATGTTGCCGGTGTCGCCGGCAAACCACTGACGAACAGCCTCATAGCTGACCCCACATGTGGTCGCTATATCCCGTTTGAAGCCGCGGGCGCCTATCTCAGGCTTTCGCGCAAGAACAAGCTTCGTGATTCGATCAGTAATTTTCATGCGAGCAATCTACAAGTTAGCTTGGCAAGCATGCTTGCTTAGTAAGTACAAGCATGCTTGAATTGTAGTGTATCCAAAGGAGTCAGCCATGAACCGTGCCGACGCAATCAAACATTTCAAAGGGATCACCCCTCTGGCCAAAGCGCTCGGCATCACATACGAGGCTGTTCGGCAGTGGGGTGAAGAAATTCCGGAGCTCCGTCAGTACCAGCTTGAACTGGTAACAAACGGTGAGTTGAAGGCAGACAAAAAACAGTCCGTTGCATAAGTCTTTCCTGTCGCTGATCTGTTGAATGAATGATCGTCGAGCAGATTCGGCGGTGCCACGGAAACAAAATTGAGGTTTTACGAATGGAAGATTTCTTGAGGGCTTGCCACACCACCGTCAAGGAAAGCGGGGCAGAGGAGCTAGCCGGAAAAATGTGCATGGCACATGTGAGTCTGCTCCAGCGTTCTAACCCTGACAACGCTGCTCATCACCTGACCATCGAGCACCTGTTCGGGATCTTGCTGCATACCAAAGACATGCGTCCCCTGATTGCTCTCGCTGATCAGTTCGGTTTTGACCTGATTGCGCGGGAAAAGCCTGCGGTTAAGCCGTTGATGGTTGCACTCGGGCAGCTATCGGCCGAGTGCGGCGATGTTGGCCGACTGATTTTTGATGCAGCCGAAGACAACCACATCAGTCAGCACGAAAAGGCCCAGGGCGAGAAAGCAATCCTTGAAGCAATTGACGCACTCCAGGTTCTCCGCGAGTCGCTAAAGGCTGCCTGAATCGCAGGCACAAAAAAGCCGGGCTGCAACCCGGCTTTTTTACAACGATAAAACACTTGAGGGGCCATTATGAACACGATCGCTACCCCCGGCAATACCCGCCATGTCGTGACACTTTTAGGGCAATCGCAAAAGGTATCGTGTCACGCCATGTCGTCACGTGAGATTGCCGAACTCACCGGCAGCACGCATGACAATGTTCTGAAAACGGTCCGTGCGCTGGTTGCCAAGGGTGTCGTTTCTTCAAACGACACTCCCTACGTCCATCCTCAAAACGGACAGGTGTATCGCGAGTTCCTCCTGTCCCAGCGCGACACCCTGGTGGTGGTCTCGGGGTACAGCGTCGAGTTGCGCGCGCGGATCATTGATCGCTGGCAGGAGTTGGAAGCGCAGGCCGGTCAATTCCAGATCCCAGCGACATATGCGGAAGCGTTGCAGGCTGCTGCCGATCAAGCTAGGGACAATCAGTCGCTGCGTCTGGTAATCCTTGATCAGGCGCCGAAAGTGGCAGCTATCAAGCGTCTCGCAGCGGCCGGCGGCGCTATTTGCATCACCGACGCGGCTAAGCATTTGCAAATCCAGCCGTCGAAGCTTTTCAACTGGATGGAACAGCACCGCTGGATTTTTCGGCGCCAAGGTTCCGGCCGTTGGACTGCATACCAGCCCCGCATCACGTCCGGTTACATGATCCACAAAGTCACTTCCCTGAAGGCTGATCCTGAAACCGGCGCCGAGCGCGCGGCCTTCGATCCATTGGTCACGCCGAAAGGCCTCGCCCGTTTGGCTGAAATCAATATCGGAGCCTCCCTGTGAGTGTTCAAGCAATGTCCTGGGCGCTCTCTCTGCCCACCGAATCCCTAAAAGACTCAAGCGCGCGTCACGTGTTGCTTTGCCTTGCCAACTATGCCGGTTCGAACGGTGCTGGCGCCTTTCCCTCTGCCTCGACCCTGGCTCTAGACACCGGACTGTCCGAGCGCACCGTCCGTTACAAGCTGGACGATCTAGAGAAGGTCGGGCTGATCCAGAAAGGTAATCAAGCCATTGCAGCCGTGCATATCGATCGTCATGACCGTCGCCCAGTCGTTTACGACCGTCAACTTTCGCGGGGTGCAATTCCTGCACCCCGTACAAACCGGGGTGCAAATGACGCAACGGGGTGCAACTCACAACAGAACGGGGTGCAGCCTGGAACAGAACGGGGTGCAGCGGCTGCACCCAATACGTCAATTAACCATCAAGGAACCGAACAGCAGCCGCAGCGCGAGATTTCCGATGTGATCGCCGAGCAGGACCAAGCCGCCATCGATGCGCTGGATGAACGCCAACGCTTCGCCATGTTCGCCACCTGGATACCGAGCGAGAAGGGACTGGCTGATCAACTCGCAATCGCCGGGCTGCCAGCTGCGTCGGTGACTGATGAGTTGTTCGCTGATTTCAAGGGCTTCTTCGTTGCCAAGCCTGTCACCGTCGACAGCCCGTCTGGCTGGTGCTTTCGACTGGTCAAGTGGATCAAGCGTGAGCAGGTGAAGCGTGCCGGAGGCCAATCTGCGCAGCCTGACTTCGATGACTCCAGCTGGGCTGATGATCTGGGGGATTTGTGATGGAGATGAAAGCGCCGCGTAGCGCTACTCAACTGCTCAGCAAGATGGGAAACCTGCCACCCGTTGCGCTGGTTCAACCGAAGCAACTGCCGCCCGGCACCACCGACGTCGTTAACGCATTGTTCAAAGAGCTACAGGCGATTTTTCCGGCATGGAAACAGGCCTGGCCCGACGACGATGCCTTGCGAGCTGCCAAACGTAGCTGGATCAAGGCGTTCATCGTCGCCGGAATCAATACCCTTGAGCAGATCCGGTACGGGCTTCAGAACTGCCGACAGTACGGCGGCGATTTCGCGCCGAGCGTTGGTAAGTTCGTGAAGTGGTGCCAGCCAACGCCTGAGATGTTGGGCGTCCCTTCACACGATAAGGCTTTCCGCGAAGCCCTGGTCAATTTGGACCCGAGCCGCGCCTCTTCCCGTGTGTGGTCGCACCCAGCGGTGCGTCATGCCGCGCTCCAGTGCGAGATGCACAACCTGAGCAGCTTGGTGTCGGAAAAAGCCTGCAAGGTTTTCGATCGGGCGTACGACATCACGATCCGGATGCTGGTCCAGGGTAAGCCGCTTGAGGATATCGCCATCGGCATCGGGCATGACTCGCAGAGACCAGAGGTGCAGCTTGCTCAGGAGTACGGTGATGCGCGGCTACTGGCAACCATGGCTCGGCAATCCATTCCTGTCGATGGCCAAACCGCCCGTGCTCAGTTGCTGTCTCGTTTCGGTATTCGAAATAAAACAAACATCGAAGGCCACTCCAATGCCTGATCGTCTGCTGGCTGTTCCTGACCCGGAGAACTACCGCTTCGCCGTGTTCTGCTGCTCTTACAAATGGGATCTGGGGAGTACTCCCGATCACGCATTAGCGCTGTTTGTTGATCAGGCGATGGCCGAGCGTTATGGCGCATCAATGTGGCCGAACACCTTTCAAGTCGTCGATCTTTTGGCGCCCGCAGGTAACCCGCAATGACCGCCCAAGTGAAAACCCTGACCGTGAAGCTTTCGGATGCCGAAATCGAGCGCAGCGCCAAGAAACTTCATGTCCGCGACCTGCGAGATGCGAGTCACCCGGCGTTGCACTTTCGCTTCGCGAAGAATCGAACCCGCGGTTCTTGGTACCTGCTCAATAAGCGCACCTGGAACAAGATCGGCAACTTCCCCGACCTGAGCACAAAGCAGGTGGTCGCGGCACTGCCAGCGGTTCGTCTTCGGGTCGCTGCTGATGAAGGGGCGAACCTTTCCAAATGGAGTACCACTGGCGAGCTGCTGGCCTGGTACGCCGAGCGCATGGCCCGTGACCGCAACCTGTCCGAGAAGCGCAAGAAGACCGGCGCCTCGATGATCAAGTGCCACCTGCTGCCGCGTCTCGGTGATCTGCTGCTGACCGACATCGACAAGGCTGCTCTCGACAGCCAGTTGATGTGGCCGTTGCAGGAAAGCATTTCCATCGACTACGTGCGTTCGGTGTTCCAGCTGATGAGCCTGGCTTTCCGTCAGGCGTTCAAGTTGGGCCTGATTTCGTCCAGCCCAATGGCGAGCATCAAGTTCAACGACTTCTCCAAAGCCAAGGTTGGCATCAAGCCTTCTCGGTTGCGTGGTACCCAGCTCCAAGACCTGATGACTCGCTTGCTCGGCGCCATGGCGAGCAACCCTTCGGATGGTTTGCTGGCTTTGCTGATGCTCTGCCATGGCACCCGCATCGGCGAAACCCGGCAGGCACGCTGGTCGCACATCAGCCTGGCTGAGCGTGAGTGGTTCATTCCGGCCGAGCACACCAAGACTGGCGTCGAGCACCGCCTGCCGCTGACCGACCAGGTGCGCAAGGTGCTCATCAGCTATCGCGAGATACAGCGGGCCAAAGGGTATGACGGTCAGTTCCTGTTCCCGTCTCGTAACGGCAAGGCACTCAGTGAAGGGCAGGCAAGTGCAGTGTTCGTGCGGTTGGGGCAGGGCGAGTGGACCAGTCACGATCTGCGGAAGTTGGCGCGTACCGGCTGGGCGGACCTCGGCATTGACCACTTGATTGGTGAGCTGCTGATCAACCACGCGATGGGCCACAACGTGAAGGTGTACATCCAATCGGACGTGATGGGTCGCAAGCGGGATGCCCTGGAGCAGTGGCACGCGCATCTAGATACGAAGGGTTTTGACCAGATTCATATGTTGACCGGCGTTAGATTCGGAGATTCCGGTAATACGCTGGAAGCCACGCAGGACAGGGACTGCGAGGCCAATCAAGAATCAACCATAGGCGAGGTTTCAAAGCATGCAGAAAGGGCCAGTGCCTGGCTTTAAGCGGGAGCAGATCGACTTGGAACCATGCTCGATCTGCAAGGGGAAAGCAGTAGTGAGGGGGCTGTTTTATGAGCTGGTTTGTGCTGATTGCAACGGCTCAGGTTGGGTTGTTAGGGGGAGTAAGTTGGTGCTTTCTGCGGACGAGTTAGTCACCCAGTTGAGCTTCAAATTGCAGCGCGCTCAGCACGAAATTACTGCTCTGAAAGGTTCACCACCTACGGGCGGACCGCAGAGCCAGTATGAACAAACGAACCGCCTGGGACCGGGCGGCACAAATTACACTGGGGATTGAGAGCATGATGATTCGTAAGCCGGTAGGGCGACCATTGGGTGATACCGAATATCTGCTCGAACAGTGGGGGTGGTGGCGCATGGATGGGATGGGGATTCCGAATTACGCATCACCGATGTTAGCGCTCATGCGCGATTCAATGCCAAGTGCAGCGAAGACCTACGTGATCACTGACGAACTCGCATGCTTGGTGGATGGAGCTGTTGCCCGGCTATGCAAGCGCGAACAGCAGATGGGCGACATGATCTGGCTTTATTACGGAGCCAAGCACCCAGCGGTTCGAGTTGGAAAACAGTGGGGTGTCAGCGAAGGAAAGGCACGCGAGCTAATCAAGGCAGGAGTCGCCTGGATCGATTGCGTTCTAGAGTCGGTGAAAGACGCTGCGTAAAAAAGAGTTGTCCATATGGAATAGCTCTGTTTTCATGGCACGGTGTTCAGCTGTTTCAGCGCGACACCACAGAAAAAAGCCCGGCCATTGAGCTGGGCTTTGTCTTATCTGGCGAAAAGAAAATTCGCGTCTATGGTCTGATGGCTGCGGTGGCACTCGCTATCCGCAAAGACCGAGATGAAGAAAATGGAATTTACAAACGCTGAGAAGCTGATCATCGCAATGCTCGCAGAGATCCATTCTGCATTGAAAATTAAAGATGGTCTGGATCCTGATTTAATTCAGAGTGCGGTCTCATCTGGGCACAGTTGGGCGCTTCATTGGCAGTATCCAGGCTTGTTTCAAGGTGAAAATGACACGCCGAATGAGGTGAGAGCCGTTGCTGAGACCTTGGATTTATGGGAGCGCCTCGAGCG